GGCCATTTAGGGGCTGAAGCAGAAAGAAACGGATTTAATCCGTTAACTGTATTACGAGCAACAGGTGGACAAGGTTCAAGATATAGCAATGAACCTGCACGATTAAGTAGTGGTGATTTTTGGAAAGTTTTTAATCAAAAAACACAAAAAAAATAACCAAGCAAATAATTTTGAACCATACGTTGCAAATCAAGGTATGCAATATGGATCTACAGTTGCAGAAACAACAGATCTTAAACAACCAAAATTATCATTTAATAATAGCCCATTATATCCAGTACGACCAACTGAGATAGAAAACGATTTTATTTCTACAGGCGAAGAATTTGTAGCAAATAAAACTACTGCATTAAAAAGACCATTAAAATTGCCTGACGGCAGGACAATTATGGTTCCATTTGATCCAGAGGATATGGATCCAATGACAGTAGCTATCGGATATGCTGCATTAGGTTTAACAAAATTTACAAAATTATTTCCAAATTTTAGACCAATTAAAGGGTTTAGAAATTTTGGTAAATTAATAAGAGATAAAGCAAATCAAGATACTAATAAGGAATCTGATTTGTTGTTAAAATTACAACAACAGATGAATTATAAAGAAGGTGCAATATCGCAAAAAGCATTAGGCACATTACGCAATATTTCTGCCGAAGATAAGAAATTTGTTGATTACATGAAAGCACAGTTTTGATGTGCGCCAAGTGTAAAAAAATACGAAAAATTATAACCAAAATCATTGCAAGGAGAAAACGCAAATGAGAATGACTGAAATGATACCAAACTCACCTATTGCAGTACAGAAGTCTGTACGTAGTGCAAAAGGCCGAGTGTTAACATCGGGTGATGCAGGTAAAATCCTGCCACTGAAGTATGAATGGTTACACCGCGAAGACGGAGTTCGAAGTGGTAAAGTTAGAGTAAATTTTGAGATGCAAGAAACTTCCGAGCTCCTCATGAATGGAGTCGGGTGCACTTTGTACGCACATTTCGTACCAATGCTTGCATTTGACCGTTTTAACGGTTCAATGGACGAATTAAACCGTTCATATAAAAAAGAAAATGGAGCTGCAGGAAGTATAATACCATTTTTTGAAAGTAATAAATATAAAAATCCAACAGCAAGTTATACATCAACAACTTCTAATGCTTCAACAATGGATACAAGTACAGCGTTTCATTCATCTGATGTATTTTATCAAACAATGGGTATTCATACACAAGCTACAGAATTAAATACAACAGTTGTTGAAGCATATAATGCAATTGTTAATCATAGACGCAAAGCACGCTCAAAATCGTTATCATTAAGAGATGCATATGATCATAGTTTGGCTGATGCGTTTTGGATTAATAACGGAATGCAAAATATTGTACCTGATTATGATCAGAATTTAATTGACGGGCAAGTAACACTTGCCGGATTGACATTTCAAGCACCAATTAAATCATCAAGAACAACAGGTTCAAAAATTGCATCAAACAATGATACATTTACTGGATCACTTGGATATTCACCTGAACAACTTGGATCAACAATAGTTGACGATGGCGATTATTATTTATTTGATGAAATATTTGCAGAATTGCAAACCGGCGGTAATGCTCAATGTCATTAGCTGATATTGAGCAAGCACGTAAAACAGCGGCATTTGCTAAAATAAGAGCAAAGTACGATGGAATTGAGGACGAATTTATAATAAACACTCTTATGGAGGGAATTAGAGTCCCTGAATTAGCATTAAAACAACCAATTTTATTGGGTCGTCAACGTGCAATGATAGGATTTAATCAACGTTATGCAACAGATGGCGCAAACTTGGATAAATCAGCTACAAATGGTATGGCAACTATTGATATGTCATTTAGAACACCAGCTATGAATACTGGCGGTGTTATAATGATCTGTGCCGAAATTGTTCCCGAACAGCTTTGGGAACGTAAGAAAGATTATTTCTTATATACAACAGATCCAGATACGTTACCTAACTATCTCACAGATTTTCTTGACCCTGAACGTGTGTCCGTGGTCCAAAATGACCACGCTGACGTAAACCACGCAACACCAGATGGAACATTTGGTTATGCACCACTTAACCATGAGTGGC